TGGGCATTGCCCAGAGATCAGACTTGCGAGGAGTGGTTAAAAGAACTATTCCCTCATTCCTGTTTTATTTGGAATGGTTGGCTCAGTCCTTACCACTGTTTTACCCTCGTATTAGTCCAGAATACCGTCATTTGAAGGCTTGCCCATCTCTTAAGGGAGAGGGCCAGCTTTCTATAAAGGAAGAGGCGGCGGGGAAACTGCGTGTTTTTGCGATGGTGGACGTGTGGACTCAGTCCGCGCTGAAGCCGTTGCATGATTACCTTTTCTCCATCCTGTCTCAATTCCCTAATGATGGGACTTTTGACCAACGGGCGTCGGTGAATCGATGTCACGTGAAAGCTAAGGTATCTGGTGCCTCTTATGGTTATGATCTCTCTGCTGCAACTGACCGGCTACCTGTAGTAATACAGGAGGCCGTTTTATCTTCTCTTTTAGGAGAGGATTTTGCGCAGTCGTGACGTAGTCTCCTAGTAAATCGTGATTATGTTCTGCCAATTGGCGAGTATAATCCAGATTCTCCAAAATACTTACGTTACGCTGTGGGTCAGCCAATGGGGGCTCTTTCATCTTGAGGCATGCTTGCTCTTACTCATCATTTGCTTGTCCAGCTCTCATATAGAGTTGCGAGAGGGTATAATACCTCTTGATATACGAATTATGAGCTTCTGGGCGATGATATTTGCATTTTTGATCGGGATATTGCTGAGTCTTACCTAAATATTATGTCTAGGTTAGGAGTCGGTATAAACCTTTCAAAGAGTGTGGTATCTTCAAAGCCTATGTTTGAGTTCGCTAAGGTAACAGGATTGCATGGAGAGAATGTGTCTGCTGTTTCGTGGCGGATGTGAATCTCCCAGAATACATTGGCGGGTAGAGCTAATATTGTAGATAAACTTTTATCAAACGGTATTCGCTATAAACGCCTTGTGCTGTGAGTGAAGCGTCTTTCCGTGAAGCATGCATGAGACCGGGGGACAGCTAATGTGACTTTTATGTCGTTAGCTACTATGTTTGTTAAGAAAGGCGTTATGCCTTTCTCGTACATATTACGGATCTTGATCGATCCTTCTCACCCTTACCGTAAGGTGTATGAAAACTTACTAATGAATGTAAATTTAGACATACTGACCTCGGTCGTTGCGTCTCTGTATCGTGGTGGTTCACTTCCAACGGCTTTTCTAGGTTATCTAGATAAGCATAAGGATTTGTATCAGCGCGAGGAGCCGTGATTACTTCTCCCCTTGTTTCGTATGATGGTTTTTGAGACTACACTGCTTCGTCGGAAGGGTTTTGATACCTTGTTTAGAGAATCTTTCTCTAAGTATCTAACCTTTCTTACGGGTGCTAATGTAGACCATATACTTAATTCAGAGTCACTTCTTTCATATGTCCCGCAAGGACCATATGATGAGTTTCTCTTGAATCTTTGCATTGGTAACTACCATTGGTACCGGGCAGTTCTTTGAGAATTGCTGGATCCATTATTGTGCGATGTAAATTATGGGAATCTAGGATTAGATGAGCTTATTGATTACAGGGAAAAACTTGTAACATATAAGACTTTTCTGGCCCTCCCAGATCGTGCGATTATTAAGGAGGGGCGTGGAGCCCCACCCGAAATGTTGGTTAGACCATTGCGGGTCTTCCGTTTCTTAGTAGATTCCTATAAGAGACGTCCTCTTTGAACAAAGAGATAAAGATCCTTCTGGTCCAGCGAGCGTGGCAAGGTGATGACTCTTCTTCC